GCTGGTGATATTGCTAAATGGGATGGTTCTATGAACAATTTAGTTCAAGATGCCATAAAAGAAGTTATACTCGAATATATTCCTCCGGAAGATGTAGAAATGGTTGAGTTGTTGTTAGATAACGCCATTAGATCAATAGTAGCGGTGCAAGATGATTTATATTTAACAACTCATTCAATGCCTTCGGGGCATTATTTAACCGCAATTTTAAATTCCCTAGTAAATAGATTTTATACGGCGATGTGGTACAATAGGGAAATTGGTGATAACAATGTGAATCGGTTTTTACATTCCATAGTAGATTTTGTTTATGGAGATGATAAATTAGTCGGAATTAGGAATAATGTGGATCGGTTAAATGCAATCACTATGAAAGAATTTTTTGATTCTATGGGAATGGGATTTACTGATAGTCTTAAGGGCGAAATACGTGATCCCTTTCAGTCATTGGACGATGTAACATTTTTGAAAAGATTTTTTAGATATCATGATGAACTGGGTCGCGTAGTGTGTCCTTTGGAACTTAGAACATTGCAAAGTGGAATAAGTTTTTATGATGCTACTAAGGATTTAGGTGTCGTTTTGAAAGCTAAAGTTGAGAATTATCAACGTGAAGCCTATTTATGGCCGGATCGTGATATTTTATTGAATGATATTGCTATTAAGTTGAAGGATCGCGGGTATGGCGATTATGTCTTATCTAGATCTTACTTAAAGCAGTTATATGAGAACCCTGAGGAGTTTTTGAAGGATTTAACTTGGGGATCTTCTAAATATATATAAATACTTCAATTTTTTAATAATAATGTATATACATGTTTTTAAAATTCATATTTTTATAATCATTTTTTATTATGAAGCAATGGATATGTTATTAAATATTAAAATAAATGACGGGTACTCAAAGCGTTAATGGAGCTTTGAGATTCGATATAAATAATTCATTACAGACAATTTAAATAAAAACAATAATAATAAATCAAATATGGTTAATGATATAGCTAACGTGGGAGTTGTTAAAACTGTTGATGAGACTGCTGAGAATTTTTTCTCATCAGTTAGAACCAGGTCAGCTATTGAACCAGACTTTAGATATAATAAGAAACCGGCTTTGGATTGTGTCCCACCTCAATTGGAAATGGATTATTCAGTTATTTTGAATAAACCATATTTTATAAAGAATATACCTTGGGTAAACACTGCGGTAGCTGGAACAGCTTTAACCACAATTAATATACCTAATGATATATTGACTAACCCCTTGGTAAAAATACCGTTTGATGCCTCTTTGTTATATAGAGCAAAAATTTCTGTAGTTTTGCAAGTTGCGGGAACACCTATGCATAGCGGTTTGTTGGTTGCTGCTGCTACTCCTGCTGGAACAGATAATTTTGCACAGGTTTTAAGTCCTGCTGATTTGTTTAATTTGAACAAGTTCATGGCAGCTCCACATGTGTTTTTAAGCGCTAATGAAGCAACTCCAGTGGTGTTGGAAGTGCCGTTTTATGTAAATACAAAATTGGCTGCTGTCGCTACAGATGGTACGTCTGTTGTTCCGTCGCAATATGCTGGTAATTATGCCGAAGTAACATTGATGGTCGTTAACCCTATGGGAGTTCCGACTTCTGGCACTAATGCGTTGACAATTACTGCGCATTTTATGTTTAGAGAGTTGGAGTTCTATGGGCCTCACGTAAATCCTACTTGGGTTCCGCAAGGTTTTGTAGAATCTGCGAAGGGTTTCGTAACGAATGTTTTTGATAGAGTCACTAGTGGTACAAAAACTACAATTAGTGATGCTTATGATTTGATTACTGGTACAAGGGCACAAATGTTCGATTTTGTTGATTCTGCTCGTGCATATTTACGTTCTTTAACTGGATTACATAATCCCGCAGATGGGACTATTACCACGAAGATGGCGGTCCAGGAGCGTCAAAACACAAATGTTGTTGATGCTCCTTTGCAAATTGAGAAAATGGATCCGTATTCCCAGTTCAGTCATTATACGCGTGATTACACGTTTGATACTGCTATTGATGAAATGTTGGTTTCGGAAATTGCTTCGAAACCTATGCACGTTGGGACGTTTTCTGTTAAAAGTACTAATACGGAAGGCACTATTGTGTTTTCTAGGCCTATTACACCTTTTCAACAAGTTACTCCGTTTGTGTTAACTAATATAGTTCCGACAGCCACATACTGTTTTAATTCTTTAATTCAAACTCTCCATCATATGAGTAAATATTGGAGGGGAGGACTTAAATTGCATATACAGTCTGCAATGTCTAATTTTCATTATTGTAAATTAACCGTTGCTAGAAATTATTCTCCGGATCGTAATATGGTTAATTCTGTTCCATCTTTTGATTCAGTACCTAATTTGATGATGGAGACTTTGGAATTTTCTGGTCACCAAGTTCATACAATTGATTTGCCTTATGTTTCACCATTGGAGCAATTACCGTGCTCAACGGATTTTGAGTTTAATGCTTTACAGCATGGTATGTATTATATTTATGTGCATCAACCACTAGTTGTTAATGGAGCGGTTCCAACATCAGTTCAATTTAATGTTTATATATCAGCTGGTGAGGACTTTCAACTGTTTGGTTATAATACTAGACCTTTAATGGTTAGTTTATATTCATCGAATTCTCCCATTAGTCGTGGCATGGTTGTTACGGAGGAAGATGTTATTAAATCTGTAACTGATAAAATAGAGGGCGTTGATGGAGCACCAGATTTTAAATATCCTAATCTTGGTGATGAAGTTTTGTATAAAATGGAAGCTGAAGTTGAAGAGCAAGATGGAGTTTTGTTGCAGGAGCATGAGCAAGTAATGGTAAAGCCTACAGATTTGAGGCCTATAGTTAGTGTTCGAGATCATATGCGTAGGTGGACTAGGGCATTTTATCAACGTTTTACCTCACAAGATATGGCTAATTTTAGAGGTGCGGTTCAGTTCGATGTAGCTCATCTAATAGGAGTTAAGTCGCCTCGTATAACCCCTGATGGTCCATTTGGTGTTACTACTGCATTACCTGTTAATACGGCAAAGTTAATTAATCAAATGTTTCTTGGTTATTCAGGTGGCGCTCGTTTTAAAATTTCAGTAGTTGGCACTACTTTGGGAGAATTGTATTATGTTCCACCAGGTTTTCATAGTTATAATACTGATATTGTGGGTGGTAGAGCTTGGAGATCTACAGCTCCTTTTCCAGAGTTAACTAATGCTCCCTTGAATTCAGCATACCGTGCTGCAATTGATGCAACTTATCAGTATGCTGAGTTGCAAACTAACCCGCAAGTAAACGGTGTATTATTGGCCCAAACGGTGTGTCAAGACAAACCTAATTATGTTGTCTCGTCTACTACCACTGATGTGTCTTTATCTGCTGGAGCAAATGCAGATAGAATGTTAATGGGTGTTCATACCTATGAAATTGA